ACCATCTTTTCAAGAGTTGGCATCATTTTATTACCTATTGTAACTGAAATATCTTTTACTTTGTTAAGTAAAATCGTTATTCTACTTTTTAAATCATTATATCTTTTAGATGCTTCTTCAGATAAAGCCGAATTTTCATCCCATGCTTTATTTGAAAGTTCTATAGCCTGTGTTAAAAGTTCACCAGAACTTGCTAGTGACAAAACTGTATTTGTTAATCTTGTTTCCTTAATTCCCATATCATTTAATACAACAATAGCTTTATCTCCTTGAGTAGATAATCCTTGAATAAATTTTGTTGTTGCAGTTAAAGCATCTTCTTCAAATGCTTTCTTAAATTCTTTTCCAGTCATTCCTGCAACTTTTGCAAATTTAGTTAAGTTCTTATCTCCTGTTACAACTGAAGTTTGAATTTTTTGTAATAACTTAGACATTGCAGAGCCACCAGCTTCAGCTTCAATTCCAACTGAACTCATTGCTGTAGCTAAAGCCATAATTTGAGCTTCAGTAAGTCCAGTTAATTCTCCTGTTGAAGCTAATCTAGTACTCATTGCAACAATATCAGCTTCTGTTGTTGCAAAATTATTTCCTAAAGCAACAACAACTGAACCTAACCTTGAATAATCCTCCGCACTCATTTTTGTAACATTAGCAAATTTTGCAAGAGATGATGCCGCTTCTTCAGAACTTAAATTAGTAGCATTTCCAAGGTCAATCATTGTTCTAGTAAATGATAGTATGTCTTTTTGCTTAATACCTAATTGACCAGCTGCTTCTGCTACGCCTGCAATTTCAACAGCACTTGCAGGTATTTCTTTTGACATATCTCTTATTCCTTGTTTTAAAACTGCCATTTCTTCTGCTGTACCGTCAACAGTCTTTTCAACTCCAACAAATGCATCATCTAAGTCAATAGCATTTTTTGCTGATGCAACTAATGCTGCAGCACTTGCTGCTGAAAATGCTTTAATTTTATTTCCAGCACTTTCTATCTTTTTGCCAGTTTCTTCTAAATTCTTTCCTAATTGTTTTAACTCTTCAGAATGAGTTTTGATTTTGTTATTAACATCTTTGATTTGATTGCCATATCTTTGCAATTGACTTTCTGCTTGAGCAAGTGCAGCTTTTTTCTTTTGTATAGCAACCTCATCTTTATTTTCAGCACTTTCTAATTCTTCAAGTTCGGTTTTTAAAATATTGACTTTAGATTTCTGAATATCGTATGCTTCATTTAAATAATTCAATCTATCTTGAAGTTTTTGAGTAACCGTAGTATTCTTATCCCATTGAGATTGTGTCAATTTAAACATCTCATAATTTTCTTTCAAAGTAGCATTTACAAGTTGTAAACTCTTGATAAAATCAGTTGAACCATCTTCTTTAAATACTAATCCTACTCTTTGAACACTATCAGCCATTTAATCACCTCCTAAAATCCATGTCTTCTTTTAGGAGTGTTTTTGGCTTGTCTAATATTGGAGTTCATTTGTTGTTCCGTAATTTGTCTATAAACATATTCAATTAAACTATTGTAATCTTTAGGATTAATTAAACTTAAAGCTTCTCTATATTTCATTTCTGTATTTGAACAAGCACTTATTAAACAATAAATTACAAAATTTATAACAGAAAAAGAATAATTTTCAGAATTTATATCTTTTAGTAATTTTTCTAATCCCCCATCATAATCTTCCAAGTATTCATATACAAGTGGAGACCAATGTAGCTTTATTTTTTTACCATTTTTTAATATTAAATCCATTGTTTTTCTCCTTTTTTATAATAAAAAAAGCTAAACTGATTTTTTCAATTTAGCTTTTATCTTCTTAAGCTCCTAAAAGATTTGTTATATCTTCAGGCTTTGTTATTACTTTTGAGAAAAACTTTTCTTCATCTATTCCTGTTGGGAATGTTTCTGATTCTGAATCTATTTCTACATAGGTATTTTCACCATCGAATTTATATGCTCTAATTGTTAAAGTATCATTTTGCTCTGAAAAGCTTTCTTCAGATGTTGCAATGTCATCAGTATTCTCTACTAATTGACATTTAGGATACCAAACATATCTGAATGCACCACCAAGTTTTTTTACGACTTTTCCCCAAGCAAAAAATGGCCTTTTATTTGAGCTTCCACCCATTTTTAAGCCATTAACAATTTTTTCACCTCTCATTTTTGCCAAGTCATCAGGATGTACAGCAACTACTTCAACATTATTATCTATTGAAGTGGTATTCGCTACTGTATCATAATCTTTTCCAGATGCTTTTATAACAGTGCTTTCCATGTTTTCAGTAACTGTTATATTCTTTACAGTATCAGTTTGAACAATATCTTCCTCATAACTTTCTATATCAAAATCAACACCTTCTGCAGGATCATTAAATACATAATATTGAGAACCAACAGTTTCTTTAACAGCTGGTTTCTTATACTTCTTTCCCATTTTATTTCTCCTTTTCATAAACTATTATGAAAAGTATCTACCAATTTTTAATTCCTACAGTAGTAAGCATAATCTTATAATATTTTTCCTGATTTGCTCTAAAAAGTGGTTCCAGATGTCTCCTAGCTGCCATTTTAGAGGTTCCGTTTTCAACCATCCTTCCATAGTACTTTCCCCATCCTACAACCACATCTTTAGTCCTATCTTCATAAGAAAAAGTTTTTATAAGGTGAGTATATCCATTAGCCCTTATATTTGAATATGGTCTCGTTAACTTTTGTAAATCCTTTACCAATGCTTCAGCAGTTGCTATTAATGCATCATGAGAATTTTCAGCTGCTTCCATATAAGCAGATACAATCTCTTGAAGTGTTTCAAAACCAGAATAACCATCATTTATACCAGTAACAGTTGTATTTTTTTGTCTATTTAAATTATACAGACTCTTCAATATCTTCATCTCCAATATTTTCTAATACATCTATCTTAAAGAAAGAATGCCAACATCTATCTTTTTCCACATATTCATGCTCAATTAGTGGAAGAAGCCCGTTACTAGCTAACTTCTTCTTTAATCTAATTAATTTAGGATCCCTTGGTCTATCAGAAAAAAAAGAAATTTGATATGTAACAACTGTATTATACTCTGTTCCAGATGCGGTTTGAGGTTCCCATATATATTCAAAATACACTAATCTAGGATATTTATCAGTGTTTTTATCACTTTGAATACCTTCATTTACCTCAATTTTTAAACTTTCTAAAAGATTAACTAGTTTTTCTTTAGTTATCATTTTTTATCACATCCTCCTCAAGTTTTACATTCTCCTCAAGTTTTACATTCTCCTCAAGTTTTACATTCTCCTCAAGTTTTACATTCTCCTCAAGTTTTACATTTGAATATTTTTCTAAAGTTAAATCTGTTTCAGGATATCCATCTGAATTAACAAAATGGTAAGAATTATATACTTTCATATAATCCTTACCAATTTTTAAAACATTCATAGAACTTATTTCTTTTGTTTGTGGGATCCTAATTTTCATTGTAATTTTTTTGTCTCTTTCTTCAATTTCAAACTTTAATCTATCTGAAATAGACAATTCATTAAACCACATAGATTTATTCGATACTTTTTTTAAATACTCAATTGGATAATTATCATTTGTTTGACATATTTCAAATAACTCAAATTTTCCATCATTATATACAGGTATACTATTATTCATCTTTGTTTTCGCTCTTTCTTAAAAATTTAATATATTCATCCCTTTGAAGTTCATCATATTCTGAAATATATTTTGCCTTAAATTCAGCTGTTTTTTTATAATCAGCAAACAAAACATAATTCATTAGTAATGATCTAGCTTTTTTGTTTTCTTTGTAATCAACTTTAACTCCACAATACGAATTTATATCTTCAATTCCTTCTTCAATATATCCATAAAATTCTTCATCATTTCTAAATGGAGAAACATGATTTCTTTCACGATAACTATTTAAAAATAGAGTTCTTTCTTCTTCACTCATAATTATTCCTCTTTATCATTTTCTATTATATCTGTCTCATCCTCTTTAGGATTTTTATTATCAGTTACCTCTGTTTGTCCTTTTTCAGGATTTTCGTTATCAGTTACCTCTGTCTGCTCTTTTTCAAGATTTTCGTTATCAGTTCCTTCTGTTTGTCCTTTTTCAGGATTTTCGTTATCAGTTCCTTCTGTTTGTCCTTTTTCATGATCTTCATTTGTATTTGATTGTTCTTCTACTTTTTTAATCAATGGTTTTCCTTGCAAATTCTTATCAGTAGATAATTCTTCTATTCTTTTTTTACTAGGTTTCTTTCTTCCTTTTGCTGGAAATTCACTTCCTATTTCATCATATACAAAGTTTTTATCTTGTAAATCACGAAAAGGACTTATTACTATATATTTTTCACCCATTTTCATTTCCTCCTATGCCCCAGCTATTTCTGAATCTTCTGATGCTTCAGTTTCACTTACATTTTTATATCTTTTTACGTATTCTTTTAATTTTGATGGATCTATTACATATGAACAATAGTTATCATTTGCTCTTCCGTTAGAATATCCTTTTCCTATTACAACATCATTATCATCCATTGCAAGAGTTTGATCATAGTCTTTGAACCCTAAATTTGTCATTCCCATTGTATATTTCTTAGGAACAAAGAAAACTGCTTTTCCTTCAGGAAGTTGATTAGTTTTTTCTGGTATGATGTTTTTATCTGAAGAAATGTTTTTACCTTCGTCGTCAAACATAGCTGGTGCAACATAATTATTATAATCTCTTGAATTTGCAAATAAAACTATATCTGTAACAACTCTTTTTCCATCATTTTCAAGATAATTTTTTAAATTAGCTAGTCCTTTAGGAGTAAAGCTTTCAATTATATTAACATCTTTATCTTTTGCTGTTTTATCAGCATTAACTTCTTTAACATCTTTTAAAATACCTATTGGCTCGTTTACACCGTTACCTTGGAAAAAGCCGTATTCCTCACCTTCAATTAATTGTTCTACTAAAATTGCTCTACAGTACTTTTCAACAAATGGTAATGCTAAATCTCTTAATGCTTTAGGAATTACCATATATACAGTCAATTTAGATACTTCCATATCTATTGTTGAAAAACTAGCTTTTAACTCTCCTTTAATAGATTCTGTTAAGCCTCCCCAAGAAAACGCACCAGTTTTTGAAGCTGAAATCCATTTTCTTACATTTGCTGGAGCAAAATTAATATATTTTAAAACATTACTTGATTTTTTTACATCTTCTAGAGTTACATCAACAAATGTAGTTGGAAGAATATCTGCTTGGTCTCCTGTTACCGCTTGCTTTGGATCATTAATAAATTTTTGCCAAAATTCTTTTTCTTCATTACTTAATATTCTTAAACCTAATCTATTACAGTAATCTTTCTCTGATTCAATATCAGAAACACTTGCTGCTTGTTCTTGTATTTCTTTAATTAAATCCTCGTTTTGTACTGATGCAATCATTTCAACTGCATCTACTATTGCTTGAGATTTGTCTTCAGCACTCTCAATCATTTCTTTAGCTTTTTCAATAGCTTCATTTAATTTTTTTGTTTTAATTTTCATTTTCATACCTTCCTTATTAAAAAATTAAGAAAAGTACTATTAGTTATTTTAAAGTAGTAAAATTACCTTTTATTAAAGAAATCATTCCAACTATTAGTTGGTTTGACATCATTAATACCTTGATTGATATTAGAATTTTTTATTTCTAGCATATTTTTGTATTCTTTTATTTCTTCTTCTAAAGTCTTATTTTTCATAACTAAATTATTAACAAGTTTTGCATCAACTAATTGCATTGCCTCGTTTCTAGTCTGTGTAGTAGAAAAGCCATATTCATATGCTTCCTTAGAAGTAATCCATGTCTCTCTATCCATCATACTTTTTATTTCTGCTTCTTCTAAACCAGTAACTTTACAATATATATCTACACTAGGTTGTGTAATTTTTTCTAAATCTTCAGCTGCCTTTTTCATAACATTAGAATCACCTTCTGCATAGCTCCATGCATTATGAATCATTAATAAACCATTTTCAGGAA